CCTTGTGTGAAAGAAAAGGAGTTCATAAACAAAGTGCATAGACACTTATCTAAAGAAGTTTATCGTTGGAAGATAAATGACCCTTACCACGGCGGTGTGCCTGACACTTATTATTCAGGTCCAAATAGTAATTGTTGGATAGAGTACAAATACAAGCAAGCGCTGCCAACAAAATGCACGTCAAAAATAAAAATTAATTTATCAGAACAACAACGTATTTGGTTGACACGCCAAAAAGAACATGGAATGTTTACGTACACAGTTTTTGCATCAGGAGATTTAGTGTACGTAACCGAAGATTTTACTCTTACACATATAACAGTAAAAGAATTTAACAAAAAAGCAGTATCTTTTAAAAATTTTATAGAAGCACTTACAAAACATTGTTTGGGAGACAAAAAATGACAGACATGGTTAACTCACCTCCGCATTACAACACAGGAAACGTGGAATGTATTGTGGCAATTCAAGAAAGCATGACACCTGAAGCATTTAGAGGTTACTTAAAAGGTAACATTCAAAAATATATTTGGCGTTATGAAAACAAAAAAGGCGTTGAAGACTTAAAAAAAGCTCAATGGTACCTAAATAGACTCATAAAAACCTTAGAAAAAACTAAAATTGTATAGAAGCCACGGAGAAGCTCTCTAACGCATTACACATGTTTTTGATGTCTGCACAAGGACTATGCCTTAAAAATGCATTAGATTAAATACTGTGAGGTCATTTTCTTTTAAAAGACCTATTTTTTGATCTATGTTGTAAAACTACGTTACTTCGTGAATTATTTGCAGGATTCCCATCTATATGGTGTATATCTATAGCACTTCCTTTTCTAACTCTTCCTTCTCTTAACATTTCTCTACGTATTTTATTACGAGCTGCACGTCTTTTCTTTTGTTCTGGAGACGAATGGTAGTTTGCGTATTCACTTTTATAATTTCTAGCCATTTATATAGTATACACTTTTAATGCTTTCTCTTTGCCTTTTACTTGAATCTTTCCGTGTGGGGAACATTTGTCCACTTTTTCTGCTGTACGCTCTCCAATAAGTATATCTACTCCATATTTTTTAGTTGCACTTTCTAATCGTGCAGCTACATTTACAGCATCTCCTATAGCTGAATAATCAAACCTAGAATCTGAACCCATGTTACCTACTACTGCTTCCCCAGTATTTACACCTATACCTATAGCAATAGGTTCAGGTAATTCTTTTTGTAACACACGAATTGCCGTGCGCATGTCTTGAGCACAGGCGACAGCACGTTGTTCATGTTCATCAATCATTAGGGGGGAATTGAATATGGCCATACATGCGTCGCCTATAAACTTATCTACCATACCACCATGTGCCTGGATGCATGTAACTTGTACAGTAAGTACTTTATTCATTATATCTGTTACTTCTTCAGGCTGTAGCTTTTCGGACAAATTTGTGAACCCTCTGACATCAGTAAACAAAAACGTACAAGTTCTACGCTCGCCTCCTAGCTTAAGTAAACTAGGGTCTTTTTGTAATCGTGCAACTTGCCTAGGATCCAGGTAGTGTTCAAACTGTTTTTTTATCTGTTGTCTTAATTTATATTGTTCCCCAAACCTTAACCAAAATTCTTGTACAGATAAAAGTGTCATACCAACTGCGCTATAACTAAAATCTATAAGTATATTATTTCGTACAAACCATACTGCAGCTATTGCAACGCTTGTATATAAAACAACCATACCCACCATAGTGCCTGCAACAGGTAAACTACGTATTATAATTATAGTTAATATTAAACACCCTACTAGTATAAGCAATTCATATAATAGGCTTGCACCCGGTATTTGAGGTACAGTTACTGTTAAACTTTCAGCCATTGCAGCTTGTACTTCATGCGGATACAACAATCCAACTGGCGTAGCTATTTGAGGCATGATACCTTTTGCACTTACACCAACAAGCACAAACTTATCTTTTACATTCATCTCTTGAAGTGTAGTCCTTGGAGTATCACTCCATGTTACCCATCTTCTACCTATTTCATCTACAGGTATTTCTGCATAATTTGGTAAAGTAAGTTCTACAATTTCACCCTCTTGGCCTTTAATAATGTATGTATCTGAACTAGAAAGTATTTTCATAACTTCCATACCAAATGCCGGCGTCCAACCATCTGGTGTTTGTAATAACAAAGGCAATCTTCTTACTAATTTATCTACATCTGTTCGTGCAACTGCCAAGCCCTGGCTGCTAGCATTTGCAAGTTCAGAAGTATTTTGTATCACACCTTGTGCAGAGATCCCTTGCACGGGAATCCCATCACCTAATATAACTGTGCCTGTTGTAGGCGGAAACTCACCATTATCATTTTCAAACATTGCAAGAATACTTGGTGTGCCTGCCAATGCATCAGCAAAGACTTTATCTCCACCAAATCTATCTTCTTGTGGAAAGGCGATGACCCAACCCACGCCCCAAGCACCTGCTTCTATGAGGTCTAAATGAATTTTAGCAAGTTCTTGACGAGGGAAAGGCCACCCACCGGACAGAGATAGGTCATTCTCTGTTATATCTAACAGTACAAAGTTATCAGAAGGTTCAGGTATTTGTACGAGTGCATCAAAAGTTTTTAGTTTAAGTATTTCAAGTGCCTGCCAGTTAAATAACAAAGGCACGCATAGTATTGGTATGCTAAGTAACGAAATCCATTTCTTCATCCTGACCCCTGTGTGATTGTAATAGTAGAGTTGCCTCCACCGTTTACTACAATCTGTTGGTATTTACCATCCTGTATTAAAATAATAGTGTAACCTTGAGCACTGTTTACCGTCAACTGTGCGTTTTGATTAACCTTTCTTTGAAATGCAATTTGTTCTCCTTGCAATAAGGTAATTATCTGCGTTTCTAAATCTTGTCCTATTTCTGTACCCTGTATTGAAGTGCCTACAGTCAATTTTTTAGTATCTAATTCATCTACTTCTTCTATTATTGCTAATAAATCTTCAAAGAAATTTACGTCTAAAAAGTTTATATCGAGTTCTGTAAACTCTAAAGTATCTTCAGCTAAATAATCTTGTTCTAGCTCATTAAACTCTAGGTAATCTATATCTAATATAGCTCCGCTATCTGCTACGGACGTTGTGGATGAATCTGTGGATAAGTCTTGTTCATCCGGAGGTGTAACAATAAGCATGTTATCTATTACATCTAAAGTTAAATCAAGTATTACAGGCTTAGTAGGTGCAGTTTCCCATACCTCTACAGTAGTAGCTTGATAGGGTTTATTAAGAGTAACGCTACCTGTTGCGGTAGTTACAAGTATTTCACCACTAGATATGCCGTTTTCATCTGGAAGTAATATTATTAAACTGCGGCCCAATTCATCTACCGTGCAAGTAAAATCAGTTCCCCTAATCGCTATATCTGCAGTAGGTGTAGACAGTCTAATGTTTTTCTTGTCTATTTTACCTAATCTACTACTTACAAACCTAGCAGTGCCACTTGCAAACTGCAAAGCCATTTTTCCTTTTGAAGGGTCAGGATCAAATACGTACTCAGTAATAACTAACTTAGAATGTTCTGTTAATCGTACAACAGAATTGTCCAGGAAAGTAATCCCTACACGGCCCGTACTAGTACGGACATCATCCATTTGTTGAATGCCAAAGTCTAACTCAGCCCCGTAAGGCTTATCTCGTATTACTTCAGCAGAGCCGTTTAGCTCAGATATATCTCCAATATTAGCAGCTTGTGCTTGTACCGCCGTCGTTTTGAACAACGCACACAGTACCATTATTGCCACTAGACATAATTTTGAGCCAGTCTCTAGCCAATGTAGATGATTGCGTAATATTAAAAGTCCTGCTGTTGCCTGTTTGGTCAAGATAGAAATATCCATTTTGATATCCACTTCCGTCAAATGTTATTGAGTTAGAGTCCCCGTCAACATCTACATAAGATGTTCCTAGGTCGTAATCAATGTCAAAATCAAATGTATTGCTATCTCCATTGATTATCCAGTCTAAGTCAAGTGTCGAAGCTAAAGCATTAGTACCAACGTTTAGATTAAAGTCGTTACTAGAACCAGTTACGTCTACATTGTAGTTACCTGAATCTGCACCGTAAGTATTAGTTGGGTCTACTTGTATATCAAATGTATTGCTATCTCCATCAAATTCAAAAAATCCTGTAATGCTATCTCCATAAATATCACCTAAGAATTTGTTTGAGCTACCTATTTGATTTATATCTAAAGTAAGATTTAAACCGTCAAGATCGAGCGCGGTCATAGTACCACTAACAGCGTTTAGTCCACCAATGATGTTAGACGAACCTAACTGTTCTATATCTATGTTTGCGTTATTCCCGGACTGGTCGACATACACTTCATTATCAGCATACAAAAAACCAACTAACAGTAAGGGTAAAAGTTTTTTCATTTATAACTCCAATATCCAGCTTGTTCACCCTCCTTGATTATTTCTAATACGGCTGTTTCTATGGCAGAACGCAAAGCAAGTCCTCCAGACTCATTTCGCACCACACCACTTTCTATCTCCACTAATTCAGTACCAGCTTCGATAAAACGAAACACGTCGTCTGTTAATGATACACTAAGAATGGTCTTAGATACTAATTTTTCAAGTAACACTTGACCCGAGTTTACAGACACAAGACGCAATTGTATTGTTATTGAGTCTGTCCTGTAAGCCTTAGATATACCAATCCCTAAATATCTAGCACCTGCGCCACCAGATGTTACATTAGATTCATATGAAACTACTGACCCTTCTAGTAATAAACCTGCAAATAACAAAGTACCTATCTTTGTATTGTCTTTGTTTTCAGTCCTACCACTACGTATTATCTGGCGTTCTTTAGTTAAGTTATCTAGTCCACCTCTTTCTACTACAGTAAAGAAACCACCATTTTGTTTACATGCGTCTTTAAGAGCTTTAATAAGATAGGCACTAGGTTGTTGGGTTATAGCTGTAGAGAAGCTAGCATACATAGAATTGCTAAGTCTTTGGCCTGTCTGGTCAGTAAATGCATTTCCGTACACAGCCACAGTTGGTTTTCTTTCAGGCGTACGGCACTCCTGCAAGTCTGTTATGACTAGTTCTTCTATCTGTGCTGATTCGATTTTCCGTATCGGAGTTATGTTATTTTCTATGGGGTCAAATAATAGTGACGCGCAACTAGAAAGTAAAAGAACCGATAGGTACCGTAATTTCTGTAGTATTGCCATCTGGGTCTGTTATCTTTAGGGTTATCATTGTACCATCTTCACTTACGCTGTATTCAATAGTGTTGCCCATTAGTTCGATAATACCTTGTGTTTGAGGAGTATCTCCAAACAAAGCATCTACAAGTTGTCTTGATAGCTGTGCATATATTCTAGACTCTAAGTTACGTATAAACCTAGCAAGTGTAGTATTTTCTGCATCTCTTTTAAGTTGTTCTTTATAAGCTTTTAGTTCTGCTTTAATATTTTCTTTACGGTTAAACTCTTGGTTTTCAATTGTAAGATAATGTGAACTAGTGCCTACTCCACTAAAACTAGGGTTTTTAAAACCGTGTACTATCTGATCTGCCCACAAAGGATTAGTTAAAAGCAAAAGAAAAAAGAAAACACAGAGAAACCCTGCAATTCTATATATCCAAATATTGTCGTCAATCTTTTCTTTGGTCATCTCTATCCGCCTTAGCAATTTTGTTGCTATCTATAAGTTGAGGTACTCCTAGTATAGTCTTTATAAGCGTATCTTGTCTAATAATCTCATTATCCAGACTACGTATTCTATCTATTAAAGCCACTAAAATACTGTGTTGTGAATCAAGTTTAGTGCCTAGTCTTTCTTCTAACGCTGATATTTGTCCTTCTACTTTTTCATCTACAGTGTCTAATTTGGTTTCCATACCGTCAACAATACGCATTATTAATTTATATATAAACCAACCTAAACCTAGTGCAGCTGCTATAGGAAACCCAACTTCTTGTATTACGGTAACTGCTGCTTCCATCAGTCACTCTTATTGGAGGCTCCGAAATAAAATGATATTACTGCAGAAGCTAGGCCACCAAGGTAACCTAATACTAAATTAATCAGAGCCTCACTGTTCTGTTCTGGTGGTTGGAGAGTTACGAGAAAGATATAACCAAGAAAACCACCAACCATGGCTATACCTATAATTCTAGCTGTCCAGTCTTTGCTAAACATACCACGAGCATGTTGTTTTTCTGCTGTTTCTAATTTATACAAATCAACATCAAGCTCTTTCATTTTAGCTTCAAACTCTTTTTCTGCTTTTTTAATTTCAATTAACTGTTCAGGTGTAGCACTTGCTAATGCTTGTTCTATGGACTTAGGATTGTTTTCTACTCCTAATACTTTTGATATGACATCTCCTGCCATACCACCAAAGGGTCCACCTAATGCAGTTCCTAATGTTGGAGCGACTGCTCCTACTATATTACCCAGTAACTTCTTCATATTTTCCAAGCTTTAATAGCTCCTCCTTGTTTGCTAAATGCTGTGCTTCTATGTCATCTTTGCTTTGACCTGTGTATGCAACAGCAAGATAATTATCAATAAGCGCTTGGTTTAGATCTACGCCATCTGCGATAATGACGCCTAGAACTCTACCGAACTTCCCTTTCTTGTCTAGTTTTGTTTGTATTTTTAAATTATCAGCATGCAAGATAGCATCTGATAGAAATTTACCAGCTAGTTTACCTCTAGCTTTTTCGTCTAAATCACGTGTTCGTGACTCTGGCGTGTCAATTCCGTATAACCTGACACGGGATGTATAAGAGATATCAAACCCTAAATCTATTATGGCATCGACAGTATCTCCGTCTACCACTCTGGTTACTTCGCATCTGTATTCGTACATTACTTACCTACAGCTTTTTGAGCTTTTTTATGTGCAGCAGTAAATGTGCTACCTTTCATCATGAGGTTTTTCATGTATTTCATATGCTTTGCACTATGATGTTTAGAATGCCTTTTCATACTTGCCTCTTGTCTTTTAGTAAGAGATTTCTTACGTGTCGGCTTCTTTCTTGTTGTTTTTCTTTTGTACGCCATGCTTTATTCTATCCATAAGGGTTACTAACGTCAATATCATCAGACGTTGACCACGTTACGCCATCTAAACTAGATAACATAGCATTTAATTCTAGTTCTCTGGTACTAAAATGGTCATTTAACCAGCCTTGTACAACAGCGTCTGTTACATCTGCTATGTCTACAAATCCACTAGCTGATGTGTTTTTAGCAAAATAATTAAATGTTATGTTTTGATTTGTAACTGTCAAAGTGTTACTTGAGTTTGCTGTTTCATATGCATTAATAGTGTATTCAACTTCTGATACTAATTGTTTACCACCTTGTGTAATTTGTTTTGATTTAATTACATTTGGGGTAAAAGTAGCTGTATATTTTTTAAGAACTGCCATAATTAACTTGCACTAAATTTAACAAACCTAACATCAGCTGACCCTATCTGCCTAAAGTTTGCATCTCCTTGCCCATATATATAACATTTTACTGTACCACTACCAGTATATCTAAATGCAATTGGTAAATTAGCAGTGTCAGCACTGCTTGTAAGCCTAGACTCAGTTATGCTTGTGTTTAAATGTTGTATGTCAGGAGTTCTATAAACTACACCAGAACTGCCATCTAATAATTCTGCCGTGTCACTGCCACCTGATGTAACTGTAGTGTCGACCGTACCATCAGAAAATAACAAATGTATTGTTTTAACTTGACCATTACCTCCAACTAAACGCACATAACCTTGATAAAACCCAGCTCCTGTCCCAACTGTAGTTATTTCTGCATATCTTTTAGAGTTATTGTTAAAGTTTCCAATACTGCTACCTGTAACAAGACCACCACTAGTAGGTAATACTAAGTCTGTAACATTTATTTTTGCTGCTGTAATAGTGTTAGCACCAATTCTGTCAGCAGATATTGTGCCTGCATTTATCTTGTCAGCACTCAAATCATTTATTTTTGCATTAGTGATTTGTGCATCACCTATGAGCGCAGTTGTAATATTTGCCGTCGCAATCTTAGCCGTTGTGATTTGAGCGTCTCCAATCTTAGCAGTTGTAATTGCCGCGTCCGCTATCTTAGCACTTTGAATAGTTGCGTTAGCGATACGTGCATTTGTTATAGCTCCGTCTTGTATACGTGCGCTATCTATAAATACTGTACCCCCACTAACTATAAAAGGTGCTACATTAGCGTTAGTTCCGTTCCAAATTGCAAACTTATCTGCTTGAAATTGCACAAAAGATTGTGCTCCTGAGCCATCACTGGCGTTAGAACCTATGACCATACCAGCTACTGATTTACTATTGTTAGACTCTGTAGCTACTTGCAATACAAACATTGCATTAAGATCGCCTGTATGACTAGCTGTAGTAGTATTCAACGTATTAATTGAACTAGTGTTGCCATTAACAGTAGAGGTTAAACTAGTTACAGAAGACGCAGTAGAGTTTTGTGCGTTAGTCACTGTAACAATGTCCGATTGAGCAGTAGCCATAGCTGCAGTTAAAGTGCTACCTGTAAAACTAGTACTACCAAAAAGATTAACTAGTGTTGCATCACGCCCCGCCACCCAAGCATTATTAGAAGCATTTCGTGTATATATCTGACCATCATCGGTGTCATACCATATGTCATTTAGTTGTAAAGATGACCCATCTGCTCTCGTGCTAGGTGTACCAGAAGATCTAATGACCGTGGCCGCAGCTGCTGTAGTAGTAATTAAATTATACCCGGGTAGGTCTGCTAAAGTTTCTGACAATTGCCCCATAACTTCAGCTATATTTTCTACTGTTGTAGCTTTTGTACCGTTTGTTCTATTAAATGGGCCCCTTACGTTACTGGTGCTTACAAACCTAACCCAATAAAAATAAGTTTGATCGTAGCCTACAGGGTCAGTAATAATAAAAGAAGCAGTGGTTGTTATAAGAGTTGCAGTACCCACTTCATCATCTCTAGACCTCCATACCTCTGTAAAAGCATGGTTACTATATTGAGCAGGGTTCCAATCGACTATTATTTCTGTAAAAGCACCAGAGGCTTCTAGGCCTGTAGGGGCAGGCGGAATAGTTAAATCGTTTTTTTGATCGTCGTTAGGTATGAAATCAATAAGCCCATTAGGGTCAAAGGGCCTTTCGCTTAAACGTTTTGCTAATCCACTTTCTACAAGTTCTCTAAGAGTTACGGCTCTATCTAAAGGGTCGCCACGTCTACCTAATCTAATTTCTTGAGCTTCCCTCATGGACTCAAGAGTATCTCTTAATTCTCTTTCTATTTTTGGTGGGATATTTTTTAAGGCAGGAACTTTAGTAGACATTAGATACCTCTTAATTCGTCTATAGATTCTCCTACACAGATTTCATTAACGACAGTAGCCCCTTCTACTTCTACTGCAAACGTTTTATGAACGCTGGCCGGTAAACGTACAACAGGTTCTGCAATGGCCGTTGAACTAAAACTAGGCGTAGTGCCGGTTACAGTAAAAGTACTACCCGAAGAAGCTATACTTGCATTATATACAACACTACCATCTCCGTATACTTTTATCCTAACAGGATAAGTTTCTGCATCTACTTTTGCAAAACCCATACTTGTAGGTTTAGCCATAGCATATTCTTTTGATTTCCAATTGTAAGTTAAGTTAGTATTGCTACCTTGAAATTTTTTAATCGTGTTGCTTATAATTAAATATAACTGACTGTCGTCCGGATCTGTATGCCCACCACGTATTAAACCACTAGCATCTAAGTCTACAAAACTTGTACCATCAGATACTCTTGGGTCAAATATAAAACCACCATACCCGCTACCTGTAGAATAAAAACCTACATACCTTTCTTCCCACATAAAACCTGTAATAGTAGCTGGGTAGTAAGTAGCTTGCCATTGACTGGGTGTTATTATTCCCTCTGTAAGGTTTTTTACAGTTGTACCTTCAGCTGCAATTAACCCATCTGGGCTAGCATATATAACATAAGGGCCCATATCTACCATAGATCTTTTATTTAAGTTAGCTTGTGAACTTTCTATACGTATGGCAGTCATAGTGTCTGGGCCAGAACCTGTAACTAAATAAGGAACGCCTTTTGTAGTCACTAGTACACCATTTGATACTACTTTTATAGCTACTATTTCTTCTTCGATAGCTATTCTATATGCAGCTGGCCAAGCGTGCGGTAAAAAAGGTTCGCTAAAACATATACGTTTGCCAGTAAAACCTGCAAATATGCCTCCTGGTAAAGCACACATACCTTTCATAGGCCCATCTGGATATAAAGTTGTATCATCATCTGGTGGTGCAATCCAAGTAGTTGAGGGTATAACTTCAGCTAATTCGTTGTTATTTGAAGTATCTGCATAGGTAGCTGTAGCAAGCGTTACCTCTGCAACAAACTGAAATGCGGTAGTATTTGAACCGGTATTAGATCTATATATACGTTTTTTAGATAAGTTAGTATTTGATTTTGCACTACTAGTTTCTAAGTTACTTAAGTTTACAGTCTGATTATCGTCCGTTGTTACTACAGTAGAAGCAGGAGAGGGCGGCCCTTCTTCACCATAAGCAGTTACAAAGGTGTAAACATAAGATGTTTCAAAATCTACATTAGCATCAGACGGTCCGCCAAAAGCAGCACCATTTGTTACAGAGCTTGATGTACCACTGCCTGTAGCAGAACCACTGGTTTCTACAGTAAGAGTTGTAGTAGAGGGAGTAGATACTATTTTAAAATCGCCATTTATTTCATCGGCAGTAAGACCATTAGTATTACTAAAACCTGCAAGCGTAACAAACTGATTTGCGGCAGTATTATGAGCACTAGCTGTTGTTACAGTTATTACGCCTGAACCACTTGTTGTAGTTATGGTTGCATTTATTTGTGTTGGAGAAGCCACCGCTACAGTTGGGGCGGCTGTTGGAGCTGGTACACCTAATCTATAAAAAGCATCTGGATATGGTGCACTACCTAAAATGATGTCACTTCTACCCATTCTAGGAAAAGATTGACCAGACCAGTAGATCGTGTCATTAGTGTCCCCGGCAATCGGTCCACGTACGACGTCTACATCTTCGTCAAATTGTAACCAACGTTCTGGACTATCTGTATATTTAAATATGGTTTGTTTAGTTGTATTTGCAAGAGTAGAAACTCCATTAGAAGGGTCAGTAGTAGAATTATCTTTTATAGGAACTAAACGTCCGCTTTCTAAATTTACATCGGTTGCAGTTTGCGCAAGGCTATCTGCTAAAAGTCTAGGAGATATTCTAGGGGCTTTGCCTCCGAATGTATTAAGTTTAAAATATGCCATATTTTCATTTTCCAGTGTTAAGAACTGATTTTTGTAGTTCTACGCTCCTTCTGCCTACTTGTTTGTACCACCTACTATTTTCCATTTCAGCAGCCATTTTGTCCCAATCATGGGCCCTGCAAGCTCCTAACATATTTTTAAACTTAGAAAGCCTCGTGCCGCCTAAATTAAAACACATGTTTACCAACACGTGTTGTATGTTTTCAGGTAAGTTATAAAATGCTTCTTCAGTACCAAATATGTGCACCGCTTCTGCTAAATGCTTGTTAAAGTCATCTTCATAGTACATATCAACAACATCTTGTGATACTTTTGTGCCAACTTTCCATTTGTATTCTGGATCTTCTGGCTTACAAAGATGTCCTATGCCAAGCGTTTTAAACCCTAAACTATCTTCGTATATCTCTAAAACTTCACCCTCGTGTCGTTTTATCTCAGCCTTACACTTTTCAATATCCATTTTATTCTTTTTCTATTTTAACGTTAGGTTTTATTTTATCTTCTTTTAAAATAGCGTTTAATTCAGCAGTTATACCTGCATTTGCAGCTTGCGCTAGTTTAACACTCATTGCTAATTCATTAAGGTTTTGTTGCCCCTTAAATAACACATTAAAAGCTTCTACTGCTCTAGGCGTTAAGTCTGCTATATCATACTCTTCGCCATTATAATTAATGGTTTTTATTTCATTTTCCATTTAATACTCCTTATTAAGTTATGGTTTGTTTAGTATATCCTTAAGAAAAAAGCCTGTCCACGCCGCTCATACCTATGATAAGTATGTAAAGACCCATAATATACTTAGTATACTTTGAATCCATAGCGTCAAACTTGACATCACCTTTGTCTAATCTTTTTTCTATATTAGCTACTTTTGTTTGTACTTTTACTAATGTTTCTTTGGTTGTTGTCATATTACTTCTCTAAAGCCTCTATTCTTGATTTTAAATCTTCTATAATTGTTTGTTGTTCTTGTATAGCTTTAACTAAATAAGGTGTTAATTTTCCGTAATCAACGCCCCAAACTTCTTCACTAATATCATCTCCACCTTTTTGAACCACGCTAGGAATTACAGCGTGTAATTCTTGAGCAATCATACCAACTTCGTGATATCCATTTACTTTCCAATCAAATTCTCTTACTTTTATATTTTTTATTGTATCTAATTGAGAGGAAGCATCGACAATATTTTCTTTTAATCTTTCATCAGAAGATACACCGTAACTAACTTGAGTTCCATTTGCACAGGTCACTTGACCCATTATGCTATTACCATCTCTATAACGTGTAAAAACACCACCTGTAGCATCATCATCTTCAGTAAACCAAAGAACTTGAATTACATTTCCTGAACCAACAGAAACATCAGTATCACCAAAAAATACAATGCCACCGTGCCCTGATGCTTCACCACCAGCGGCAACTTGTAATTTACCATAAGTAAGCGAACTGGAAGTTTTGTTTATTAATAATCTTCCTGCAGAATCAATTATCATTTTTTGAGCCGCATTCGTCTGAATTCTTATACCACCAGAACCAACACCCGTACCGTTATTGATAATCAAGTCGCCAACACTTCCATTAGCCTCAGCGTAAATCTTTGAACTCATTGCACTAGAATCACCAGGACTTAACCAAAGACCACCACCAGCAGAACCATTTACAACAAGTGTACCTATATTAGTGCCTAGAGACCTGTCTGTTGTGCTTCCAACACCTACGCAACCTGAAGCATGAATACGCATCCTTTCTGCACCACCAGCTCTAAAGTATTGAAAGTCTGAACTATTATCATAAAGGACACCACCTTGGTCATCAGCAGAAGTATCTCCAAAAACAAAACCTGCTATGTTGCTTGTACCAGAAACAATTGAACCTATGGCGTTATCACCTGAAACTTCTACATCTAAAATTCTTGAAGGACTAGTCGTACCAATTCCAACTTTACCTGAAGAATCAATACGCATTTTTTCTGAATCATTGACATAAAAAGCGTGATCAGCACTTGATGGTACATGATATTCTAGTAAGCCACTTGATACACCAAAACCATAAACATTTGATGAAGTATCCTCAAAAACTTTTAATTTAGTTTTAGCATTACTTCCTGCTGAATTTGCAAAGGTACTACCTAAATTTAATTCAATAGGTGTAGCTGTTGAAGAACCTGCTGCTACAGTACCAACAATTAAGTTTGTACCATCAAAAGTAAATGTTGATTCTCCTTCTAAAGTATTTGAAGTACCACTACCAGTTATGACTCTATTATCAGCATTGTTATTAATAGTTGTTCCTGAAACTGTTGCAAAAGACAATGTACCTGATCCATCTGTCTTTAAAAATTGACCTGCTGATCCATCTGACACGTTAAGCTGAGTTATACCTACAGCGTTGTCTGCTATTACGTTAGTTGTGATTTTAGTATTTGCCATATTACCCTTCTAATGTTTTTACTCTTGCTTCAAGTGCGGTTATTTTATCATTTGCTTCTTGTAATGCTTTAGTAAGTACAGCTATATATCCACCTGTCATACCACCTGTAAGACCTTTTGTTTTATCTTTATCTTCATCAGTAGCTACATATTCAGGTAAAACACTTTCAACTTCTTGTGCTACAAAACCAGCTTTAGTATGTTCTCCATTTGCTTTCCAATCAAAAGATACTGGATTTAATGCTAATATTTTATCTAATGACCCTGTAATTGGTTTTATATTTTCTTTTAATCTTTCATCTGATGTTGCAACAAACGCAACATTTCCAGTACCATTTGCTGCGATAGCACCCATGTTTGTACCAAAATTACTAGCATAGAAATATATGTATCTATTAGCATTTGTTGTAGTTGTTGTTGCTTTTGACAAACTAATAACACCACAATTATCGTTACTTGATGTATTTCTAATATCTATAACACCACTACCTGCACCAGTAGCACTACCTGCTATAGATACTTTGTTATCACTTTGTAATGCAGAAGTTGTACCTACTAACAATTGTTGTGAAGCATTTACACGCAAGGCTTCAGTTCCACCAGTAATAATTTGTACTGTATCACCTGTAGGTCTTGTTATACCTGTATCGGTATCATTATTAAAAGAAAAAGTTGGAGTTGATACTCCTAAAGAAGTTGCTTGAATTTGACCTCCTACAGACATATCAATTCTTAATCCTTCAACACTAGAACCACCGTCATCTCCTGCGAATACTATATCTTTATCTTGTGTTGGATTGTTAAAGTAAAAGTCACCACTTGATACATAAGTTTTACCAAATGTTGTACCTGAAGATAAAAAATGTATTTCAGCATTACCAGCATCAAGTGATACTGTACTAGAATTTTTGACTGCTCCTCCAATATATAAATCTTTAAATCTAGCATCTGAGGCACCAATATCCATGTGATTGTCTCTTGCTGCATTTGCTGCAGTTATGTTGAAGAATTTTGTACCCCCTGAATGAATTCTAATTCCACCATTAGAACCATTTAAAAATCCTGCACTAGCATCAAAAGATGTTGCAGTAACACCTGCATTAAAAGTAGCTGCACCTGCTTCTGACATATCAAAGGTAACAGCAGTTATCTCTGAGCCACCATCTGTTCCTCTTATAAATAAATCAGCATTATTGACTAAACTTTTGATTTCTAAATCAGTTCCTTGCATGTCAATTTGACCAACATTTGTGCCACCTGTTGCAAAAATAATTTGTTGACCTGCTGCATCAAGTACAATATCTCCACCAACATCAAGCGTTAAATCGCTTGTAGCACTTATTTGAGAAAAGGTTGGTGTAGATCCTACAGTCTCTATTAGATCAGACAATAGAGCTTTCTTCAGAGCATTGTCCGTGGCATCAAAGATAAGCATAGAATCAGCCCCAACAGCCGTTACCTGAGTTTGTCCAGATATTACTGAAGGATCTAAATATTCGCCATGTATCTTTGTTTTAGCCATTATTTACTCTCCAACTCTGCTACTTTTGCTTCTAGCTCTTGTATCGCTTTAACTAATACAGGCACGAGTTTTTCATATTTCATGCTATAAGTTTTACCATCAGGAGATAAAGCGTAAGTTAAATTAGTTTTATTAGTTCTGTTGTAACCTGCTGACTTTTCTAATTTTTCTACATCTTGAGCTTTAAAACCAATGTCTAATTGGGCTTCTTTATGTGTTCCATCATGTGTAACTGTAAGTAAATCTGTGTCCGGGTTTTTATCCCAGTCTACATAACTTGACCTTTTATCCCATTTAAACGTATAAGGTTTAAGGCTCTTTACAAAATCTAATCCTAAATCTAATGCTGTAAAATCAGTTTTATCTCTTTCATCTGATGCTACAGATAAAGAAACCTGACAATTAAGAGAAGTAATAGCAGTATCCCCTATACAAGCTATATTACTTTGTGAAGTAATTTGTCCTCCTGGTTGACCCGCATTACCTGCTCTATAGCCAATACCTATATTATTAGCTCCTGTTGTAACATTTTTAATAGTATTAGTACCTAAAGACACATTAAAAGACCCCGTAGTACAGTCCTCTAAAGCATCAACACCTATAGCAGTATTGTAGCCATTACCTGTTGTTGCACTTGTTCCTGCACGAGTTCCTATAAAAGTGTTATTGTGAGCTGAAGTTATTGCATCCCCCGCCTGACTACCTACTATCGTATTTGATCCACCTGATGTAATATTGTACCCTGCGTTTCTCCCTATACAGGTGTTGTGGTCATTGCCTGACATACTATTACCAGCACCATAACCCACGCAAGTATTCCAGCCTCCCGATGTGTTGGTTGACAAAGCATAATTTCCAACTGCGACATTGTAATCCCCTGTGGTGATATTCATACCAGCTCTATATCCTATTCCAGTATTGTGAATTCCGTCTGTCACATCTTCTAATGCTTCATATCCTACCGCTACGTTAGAATCTCCACTAGTTAAATTATTTAATGCTCCGTAACCTATAGATGTATTACCTGCTGAATCTGTTATATCTGCTGAAGTTGCTTTGATTTCTCCATTTACATGAAGTTTTTGTGAAGGCGAAGTTGTACCAATTCCAACATTACCAGAACTCGTAATTCGCACTCTTTCTGATCCACCAGTAAAAAATCTTTGATTTCCACTATCTTTTTGATCATAAATTACATCAGAACTATCCATATAGATTTGAGTACCATCTCCTGATCCTACTCCAGTAGTGCTATTTGCAAGTTTAATTCTTGGATTACTTGCATTATAGACCTGTAAACCACCTCCCGATGGAAAAGCTACAGATGTATTACCTATAGAAACATTACCTGAATTGTCTAGAACCATAGCTCCACTTGTACCAGCAACATTAAAATACATGTGATCAAGGCTATGATAATAAATAACTGCACCTCTAGCTCTTGTAGTATCAGAAAAATATATAGCACCTGCATCGCCTGTTGGTGTTCTAAAATCAATACCTGCTGAACTGTTGTTTTCAATAATTACTAAATCACCACCATCAGCACTATAAGAAGAACCTGATGCAGCTTTTTTAATGTGCAATATGTTTTCAGGTGAAGTTTCTCCTATACCAACTTTATTATTAAAGTAAGCACTTCCTGCATCTGACATATCAAGGGTAAGAGCAGTTATACCAGAACCACCATCATTTCCTTTGAATAATATATCTTTATCTTGTACTCCAGCTTCCATCACAAAATCACTAGAGCTATTGTTAAATTTGCCTATTTCAGTTCCAGCATCTTTAAAACTTATTTCACCACCATCAGAATCAAGATTAATACCACCTGCTACATCTACCGTCAAATCACCACTGGCTTTTACTAAATTGCCACCTATGTTTATGTGACTAGAAGTTTTTACTTCCCCAACAATATCTACGGGCACGGTTGGTGAAGCAGTTCCTAGGCCTACACGAGAGTTAGCGTTATCTACTACAAAGGTAGGAGAGTCGAACGCAACGTCGTGAGATCCTACGGTTAGGGTGCCGGGCATAGTAATGTTGCCCGAAAGCTTTGCACTTGTTATGGTGCCGTCACTTGGTGTACCTATGTTTACTGGGTTTATTACATAAACAGTAACAGTTCTACCTGATACAACACCCGTGTCTAATGTAAGGGTGTTAGAACTAATTGTGTACGCAGCTTGGTTTTGAAATACACCATCTATAAATACTAGAAGGTTACTTTCTGCTGCTGGAGAGTCAGACAGAGTAAAAGCTGTTTGGTTAGAAGTAGCTGTAAAAGTGTCTACGGTAAGGTTAGAAGACTGTAGATTAATAAGATTATCGACTATTACTTCTATTTTCGTGCCGTTTACTGGAGCTGCATCAAAAGTTAGTGTGCTACCACTAAAACTAAAAGTGTCGTGATGTTGCATAACACCATCAAGAAAGACCATAGCATTAGCTTCTACGCCGGGATTTATACCTATATCATATGCAGTTGCGCTAGAAGCCGCTGTAGCGTTGTAAACAGTTTGGTTGGCTGATTTAGATGCAATGTTCTCTTGTATGTCTGTGAGAAGCGCTGCAGTCGTTCTTAGCTGTACTGTAGAGCCATTAGCAAAGGTTCTTGCTGTAGTATTGTCTTGTGCACGAACTACAGTCCATGTGGTGCCTGAAACAGCAGTAATCTTAACTATTTCGTTATTGCTACCATCGTCTATCGTGGCGTAGAAATACTCTCCTGCACCTACGGTAGGGAATGTGCTACTGCTAGTAACGGATATGCTGGTAGCACTTGTACTAGTTATAGCCGCTGCTAGAGTAGTTTCGGCATTGTTTGTAAAAACTACGCCCATAAATTACTCCTATTTTAACTTACTGTTACAGTCCAAGTGATGGTCATTGAGTCAGCTGAACCCTTATTAACAACTGAGAATACTGTTCTACAAAGCATAGTTCCACCAGAAGAAGCTGTAAGTATACCTGCTTCTGTAACTGCGCCTGTACCAGTACCTGCTGCAAAAGTAGCTACGTAAGTAACAACATTACTAGAAACAGTAGTACTTGTTAGAGAAACTCTTCCAAGTTCTGTACCTAGTGCTGTATTACCAGCAGCTGCCGCTGTTGTACCACTACCAATAGCCATGTGAGACATGGTACTAGAGTTGTTCTTCATACGATCTGCTACGTAGGCTTTACCTGCAGTAACCACTAAGTTGTCAATATCACGTACAACTTCGCCGTTTAGGCTAATTTGCAAGTGACCTTTCATTTTTAGGTTGTCTTGTATTTTAGACATAATTACCTCGCTTTAAGCGTTTAACATATTATTATTAAGAGCCGCACTATTTATAGGTCCGCCTCCTTGTATCAATTCTACATCAATTGATTCAGTTATTGTAGCAGTATCTGCAAAAACTGGTGAAACGCCAAAGGCTGTACTTTCACTAATTGTCGCCGTTTCCGCTATAGTTCCCATAGCAAAACTAGCCACATAGGCCTCTGCTACGGACACTCCTTCTGCAATGTCACCCGGCACGAACGAACTAGCGTAAGATTCGGACACGGAGATCCCCTCTGCGATATCACCTGGAGTGAACGCAAATGCAGAGGATTCTGACATTGTAACAATGTTGGTTTTGTTTAAATTACTCTCTGTAGCTAAGTCATCACTAGCAGAAGCTGTGTCATCTAAAGTGTAAGCATCTGCAAAATCACGTGAATAAACTACTGTTCTAGCTAAAGATTCGCCTACACTAAAGGAATCTTCTAATAAATTAGACACTTCTAATATTTGAGAATCACTAAAAGAGTAGCTATCAGCTAATGCTGTGCTTACATCAAAAGCTTGTGATTCACTAATAGTTACAGAATCAGATGGGTTTTTACCAAATGCGTACGTATGAGACTCCGACATACTAGTAGATTCTGCAAAATCTCTAAGATAAGTAACTACTTTACTAAAATCTTCACTTACAGAAACAGATTCTGTTAAAGGTTTTTGCATAGCGTTAGCTAGCTGTTCTGTTATTGTTGGTGTGTCGCCTAGCCCTTTACCAAAACTAAACACGTCCGAATCAGTAAAACTAAAGGATTCTGCATTAGGTGAGTTATATTGTGCAGTAAAGTAAAGGTTTTTACTGTCTGAATCTAATAAAACATTTGCAGCAGTAAGCTGTTGAAATGCAACGATTTGTTGCATATCTATATATTGTACTGTAGTTTTTAAATGCTCAAATAAGCTTACAGCTTCTGTAGAATCTGTTTGTATTACCAGCTTTAGTTGCTGGTAGTCTACTGTAAACTTGAATGCCATTAATCAAAGTCGTCACGTACTTTAAACTTTATCAAATCCTGTACTGTTTGTATGTTCCCATCTGATTTTGTAAATTCAAGTTCTCCTTCAAAAGTACCAGCAGTTGACCATGTTCCTGATGGAAAAGCCAATATACAAGTTCCTGAACTAGGAGCAGAAATAGTAGCTGTAATAGTAGATAACACTGTAGTTTTACCTACTTCTCTTATTCTTAGTTTTACAGAACCACCTGTTAAATTTACAGGAGCCCATGTTGTGCTATCTTCTACATCTAAAGTAGCACCAGAAGCAGCACTATTACTGTCTTTTAGATTAAAAGTAAGTTCAGGCAGTGTATCGCCTACTACTAATTTTATTGTGTCTGAATATGCCATAATTAATTATACCTATAAATTATTGTAAACAGGAGCTAAGTCTTTTACTTTTAACTGTCCTGTAAATAAATCATACCCTTTTTCTACGGTTGGTCCAAGTGGGCCCACCCACATAGGGTCTCCATATCTTTTATCTTCCATAAACAAAGGAAGCGCTAAAGTAAAAGGTCCAAGTACTCCAGATCTATCTAAAATCTCTGTGCTATATTCGCCCCAGTCCATTTCTTGAGACCTTCTATAATTTTTATCTTCTGGACTTATTCCCGGTAACAACCAAGCTAAACCAACTTTAAACCTTTCACGTAAATCAAAACCTAACATAGTTAAAGGTAATAAAGTTGCAGCGCCTAAAAACAAAGGCACAGCTGCGCCTTTTAATCCTGCTTCTGTATATCTAGCTTGCATTTCATTTATAGAACCACCTACGATAGTTTTACCGTAAGCGTAAAAGAAAGACTTAAGTTGCCATACTAGAGCAAATCTAGGGTCAGAAGCCCAAATAGGTCTTTCTGCTGCGTTTGGTCTAACAATAGATTCATCTACAAACCTAGCTAATGCTAATTGTATTTTTTCATTACCTGCTTGTTTTACGTCTCCTCCTCCCCAAGCTATAACATCATCTGCTGTTACACCTAATTCTTTTAAATATCTTATAGCTCTTTTATCACCTTTTTTTGCTTTTTCAGCATTATCTAATAAGAAAGCTTTACCCATGCCTGCTGCAAAGATTCTAGTAAACCTAGTAAATTGTTCTAGTCCTATGGCCCTAAAGAATTGATTAGTAAACTTTTTAGTTTTTTCGTTTGTGTATTCTAATTCTCCTGCACCTACAAAAGTTTCCATCATTGCATCAATACCTACTACTCCTATATCTTTAGCTAATTTTGCTGCTTCATTTGGATCTTTTATCATGTTAAAAATAGTTCTAGTTGCAGTACGCAAAGCCCCAAAGTCTTTAGACCTAAGTATAGGACCTGCTAAATCTGGGAAAGAAGCAAAAGTAGCAAATGTTAAAAGAGTAGTTACATTAAAAGCTAAACCTATTTGATTAGCGCCTCTAAACAAACCACTAGATATTGGTGTTATTTTACCTAACATAGCCATTACAGCTTTTTCAGCTTGCGCTCTTTGTTTAGGGTTTTCTATTTGACTAAGCAACTCAGCAATTCTTTCTGGTCCCCCTCTTTTGTTTAGTTCTACCCTTTTTACCGTGTTGTCAATATACTTTTGTAAAGCTCTATGTGGGTCTTCTAATAGCTCTGCATCTCTTAAACGTTTAGTAGGTACATTTTTATAAAGAGCTGCTCTAGATTTTATTAAACCTATATTATATTTAGCACCATCACTATCTATTTCTATTTCATTAGATATATCTGCAATTGTAGCCTCTACTGCTTCATTAGCTTCTTGTTCGGTTAAATCAGTATCTCTAATTGTACCGTCTGCGTTTTTATCTCCTTTTTTGTTAAATTCCATAAGTAAGTCTACTAATTCTTGTTTCTTTTCAGGGTTGCCTGCTACTTCTTCTATAAGTAAAGAACGTGGGAAGAAGTTAGAAAGTTTACTTATACCTATTTTTTCTAAACCTAATGAATCGTAATGTTCTGTTAACCACTCTCTAATTCTTGCAGCTTGTGGCCCTAGTTGCTCTGTAGGTATAGTATTATCTTCAGCTTGTAAAAGAATATCCATTTTTTCTTGCGTCATTTCACCAGTCTTACGCACCCCTAGGATGTCTTGTATTTCAGTCATTTTACCCCTAGCAATAGTAGTAGCTGCAGTAAGGAACCCTATAGCTTCTGTACTTTGAGGTTGTCCTCTAAACATTTGTGCAAGTTTTATACCTGCTGGGCCAAAGCCCCTAAGCAAATCATCCTTTGCAAATAAAACCTGTTTAAGAAATGCCCCTACGCCAAGAGGTTCTCCTGAATCTATTAATGTGTCTATTGTTTGTTTTATTTTTCTTGGAGCATTAGGATCGTTAAGAGGTATTTCATCTCCTAGTTTTTCTAAGGTTTCTTGTATTTCTGCAGCTGCTAAATACTTTGTCATAAAATGACCAGGGTCAGTATTTATTCTTTTTAGTTCTACTACATAGTCAGCAAAAGCAGGATTAACTCCATATCTTCTGTTAGCAAAATTACTAAACTCTTTTACAAAAGCTTTTATTTTATTTGATAAACGTTTAAAGAAAGAATCTGTTTGATTTTGTGCTTTTTTAGTTTCATCAAGTAAATAAGAACCCACTTGATCAGACATCCATTCTTTAAAACCTTGTTCATCATTTGTATATTGAGCAGTGTCATTAGTCTTTCTTTCTTCGTTAAATGCATCTAATAAACCTTGTCTTAAAGCAGGCACATTTAAACTAAATTCTAATTCTTGGTTTACAAAAGAATGACCTATTTCATGGGCTACAGTAAAAGCTCTAGCCCCTTGGGCGCCTTCACTTAAACCTTCTCTGGTTTGTACAAGAATAACGTCAAAATTTGCCCCTTTTAAATTCATTCCTCGTGTAGAACTTTCTGGACCCATTTTGGCAAGGGCTCTTTGTACTCTATTAGCTAAATCAACATCACCGTCTAAAACTTCGGCTGTAATGTTTTCTGTAGTGCTAAATATTCTGTAAGGTTTTTTTAAACCTAATTTAGTATTTGCAATACGTTGAAAGTCTTTAAGAAAAGTAGCATTTAAATGTTGTTCAACCACGCTAGAAAAGAATACTCCAGGTTTGGGGCCACCTGTTTTAGTTGAATCTCCTTTTGCATAAGGGTTTTTAAATATTCTTCTATTAAACTCATCTTCTGCTCTTTGATCTGCAGTAGGTTGTTCAGACCCTAGTTCTTGGTCTTGTTCTTTTAAAGATTCTAGTTCATTTTCAAGTCTTGCAAGTTTTTCATCCATTTTAGCTAAAACAGATTCTTGGGTAACAGCTTCTCCAGTATCGCTAGTAAATGGTGTGATTGGATTTTTTTGTCTTTCTTCTATTTTAGCTTTTTGGTCTCTTATTTGAGCTTCTAAAGATTCTTGTTTTTCTTTATAGTCTTGGCCTATAAGAGTGTCCCTATCTACAAAAGTTGGGTCTTGTTCTACTTGTTGCGCTCTACCTTTTTGTAAGTCGCCTAATGTAAACTTATCTTTACCTTTATTTTTTGTATAGATAATAGCGCCTGGGTCATTGTAAGTTTCATTAGTAATAGGTTGGTTATCAAAAAATAATTCGTAGTTAGTATCTAAAGACGCTAAAATAAAACCAAACCCCTCTATTGCACTTCCAAATTCATCAGGAGAAAAAACTTCTCCATAACGTCTTCCTAAAATCCTACCTTGATTTACTAAAGTGGGCATATCTATAGGCACTATTTTTTCACTTTCTGGACTTTTTATACCAAACCTACTACGTATAAAACGATTCTTTTCATCTTTAAGACTTCCAGCATTTCTTTTAGCTAATTGCACTGCTTTTGTTATATCTGCAGGGCTAGGTTGAGTTACCCCCGGAGTATAACCCATGTTGTATTTAATTAAATTAAACCCACCCCTGTCGGTGTTTTCATTAATTTTATAAAAGGCGCCAGTAGTATCATTTGTATTTTCAGCTATAAAAGCTTTTAACAAACTCTCTGAATATCTTTTTTTATTTATATTTTCATCAAACTCGCTTTGAAACTCTGCTGGCACTAAAGTTCTAGCTTCTGCCACTAAACCTTGGTCGTATGTAATATCAGTAGAAGGTATTTGCCATACCTGTTTACCTTTTTGTCTAGGAGTTATAGGGTCAAGAAAAGAACCCCTACCTTCTTCTACAGCAGTAGGCTCGCTAACATCAAATATGTTTCCTAGTTCTTCTTCTGCTGTTTCAAAAGACTCTTGTTGTTCAGTTGGATCTGTTTCATCTAATCCTTCATCCTGCATACGTTCATCAATGACTTCTTCTAATGGGCCACTTTCGTAAGTATAACCGGGGGTATTATTAATATATGCTATCGCAGCTTGCTCCGCGGCAGGAATACCTTCAGCTGTAGTAGATTGTTGCCAAACAGTGTTGCCGTCTTTGTCTTTAACAGTAGTTGCAAAAGTATCGCCTGGATCTCTAGAACGAGAATACCCAAGATTATCAGCTAACCATTGGTCTAAAATAGTTTTATCAAGCGTATTAGTAGTCATTACATTTGCAAAAGACTCTGCTTTTTGTTCATTAGTAGTGTATAAAGTTCCTACTCCTGCTATATCTACAACTTTCATATTCGGATATTTAGCTTGCATTTTAGCTTCAATAGATTTCATAGCTTCTTTACTTTGGTCTACAACCCAAACTAAATCTCTTTCTATAGTTGGGTTACCCATATCAGCAAACTGTGCTTCTAAGTTTGCTGCACTTTCTGGTAAAACTTTTCCTGTTACTTTTCTTGATTTTAATTCATAAGCTTTTTGTGCAGCTATAGCATGTCCTTGTTTCATCATGTCGTAACTTTTACCAGCTACAGAAGATGGGGCACCTATAATACTACCCATCCCCATGCCGCCAAAGAACCCAGCAAATAAAGCATTAGCCCTATCTAAATTAGCCATATCTTTCGTGTAGGCTTCGTCGATCCTAAGTTTTTGTCGCACGGAAAGTTCTTCTTGCCCTGTTTCTGCTATACCTTCTGCTACTGCAGTTGTTCCTGCAACTTGCGCAAATCTACTTCTTCTGCTTTGTATGTCTGCGGCGTAACCTTTTTTAGTTACATCAACTAATTCACCATCTTTGGTATATAATGCTCCATCTTTTGTTGTAGGAGGTTTACCACCTTTAGGTTTTTTATTAATAACTTTTCCTACAGATTTAACTACTGCTACTTCACTACCTAAACCTAAAGCAGCAAAACCAAGCCCTTGTAAACCAGAAGCAAAAACTTCGTCTCTACCAGTCATCCCTTGTTCTGCATAATCTCCAAAAGCAATACCTTGTCCCATGACTTGTTCTTGTGACCCAGCACCCGCTAGTGCTCCTATCTTTGCTCCTCTTTTTTTAGACTCATTACGAATATGTGCATAAAGATTCTTAATCATTATTTCTTCGTCTGGTGTTAAAGGTTTAAGTTTAATGGGATTTTTCTTTGCTTTGTTTGCTTCTATGGCTATGTATTTATTAACAACTTTTTGTACAGCTGCACGAGTTCCTGCTTCTTGTGCTATGCTGGTGGGCAAAACCCCTTTTGAAGCTTGTTTTGATAAAAATTTTATACCCAAAGACCTACCGGCAGCGGTTGTAGCCCCTACGCCTGCTGCTGCAGCTACACCACCAGTTCCTATTGCAGCACCAGTCATAGCTAGGCCAATACTTGCAACAGCAGAAGGTACAAATTGTCCTGTAGCTGAAATAGCTTGATTTATAAAACCTCCAAAAGTAGGTTCATCTAAGAACTCTTCAAAAGTTTCTGCGTTTGCTAGGTAAAAAGCACCTGCTGATTGAATTCTTTGAGCTTTATTTAAATGGTCTTGCATATCCTCTTCATTGCCCATAAAGGACGCAATCGAGGCATTGAAGTTTTCTATTTGCGCTTCAGTGTTAACAAGACCAGTTCTAACAGAAGCTTTAAATAATTTAATAGGGTCATCAACAATAGCAGCTTCAGGAACAGTAGGAGTAGCTAGAGTACCAGTTACCGTTCCAGAGGGTATACGGCTTTGGGGGGGTTGAGCTAAGCTACCTCTAACTCTATTTGTTTGTGATGTTCTTTCCGATTTGGCCATTTTTATCTTCGTATATAAAAGCTTCTAATAAGTTACGAGCGTATGAACCTTCTTGACCAAAGCCCTTTGTTAATCCTGCTAAATCAATACTACCATCCATTTGATTTCCTTGTGCATCTACATAGTATATTTGATCTATTTGACCATTAGGAAAAGTAGTATATCTAACTCTATCAAGTATCTGTCCTAAATCAGGAGACTCTCCCCTACGGAAAAGAACATCTCTAAACCAATCTCTTAAGTCTTCTGACCCATTTGCTTCCACAAGATTTTGAAATAATATACCTGCAATAGCTTTAGAGGCCTCGTACCCACCCTCGGTTCCAGCACTAATAGTAACTATGCCATCTTTGGTACGTGCAAATTTAGGAGAGTTTGGATTAGCTTTGGTATCATTTAAAGCCCCTAAAATTTTAGGTGTAACTTGCCTATCAAAAATAGTGTTTGCATCTTGAAGTTCACCTTTATCATCCATTGGATAAAGTAAATCTACAATTTTAGTATAGTTTTCTCTAATCTCGTCATCAATCTCACGAAATGCTTTTTGCATGTCCATTTTAAATTTCTGAGCATTCATAGCAAAAGTATCTGCTGCTCTTGATTTATCACCATAAGCGTCAAAAATAGCCATGTTTCTTTGTAAAGTAACTCCATAATCAGGAACATTACCCATCCTATCTACACTAGTATTGCCTGCCATAACATTAGCCATAGTAAAAGCATCTATGTTAAAAGCTGATGAAGAACCAAATGGGATCCTTTCAACATCATCAACAGAATTTACATCAAACTTAGTAATAATATCTTTTACTTTTTTTACTAAGTCTCCGTCTTTACCCATTTTTTCTAAGCTAGCTTGGTTAGTTGTAAACCAATTATTAAACTCTTCGTCACTAGCATCTGCTGCTGGTAAAGGCGTAAAGGTATGTGTTTCCACATCAGATGTAACTTTTACTTCTGCTTGTGTTTGTGGTATTCCTTTATTAAGTCCTTCTTTTTGTTTAAGTAAATTGTCTTTTTCTGTTTGAAGTTCTTGTAATGCGTTTTGGCTGTATCCAGCTCTTAAAGTATCACTATTTAATATATTGTCTATTTCATTGATTCTATTATCTATAGGGTCTGTTTGTTTTTGTATATCTCTTCGTCTGTTTTCACTTGTAGCACCTATTGCTTTTTCTGCAACTTCTAACCCTCCTTGGATTTTAGCTTGTGCTCTTTGTTTTCTTTTCGCAAGAGTTTCATCGTACTCATTTATAGTTTGATATTTTTTAACACCAGAAACACCACCAGAACCCACAAAAACTCTAAGTTCTCCATCTTTTACTGAATATTTTTTACCAGGAGACATAGGACCAGAAGCTTCACCAATACTGTTAGGGTTTTCAAGAAATTGTTGTTTTATGCTTTCAAATTCTGCTATTTCTTGGTTTACTTTATTAAGCCTAGCACTGTTAAGTGTTACTTCTCTTTTTGCTGAGTCTAATTGACCTTGTTTCACAACGACTTTACCTTGCGTTCTATCGTTAAGGGGTCTTTTACTAACTCCTGATTGAGCAGCGTCAAATAAAGTATTTATCTCATTTGTTCCTAAAGAAACTTCTCCTGCTTTTGCAGCATCAAGAATATCTATAGCAGCGGAGTTAGAACCATCTGCAAGTCTTAAATTACTTCTATCTGTAGTTGGTGTTGCATCTGTAGGTGGTGTTGTAGTTGTTGGAGTTCCTTGCACTTTATCTAAACCTAACTCTGTATTATCTACAGCACTTTTATCAACAGAAGGACTTATTAAACCTTGTATTTCTAAAATAGCTTGTTGTTTCTGTTCCATAGATAATTCAGGGTCATTATCAATTTGGTCTATTTGTCCTGCATATTCATCCATTAAATTACCAGCAGAAACAGCTTCACCTCTATTTTTTTTCACTCTTGAATCTATTACCCTGTAATTAGTAGTCATAAAGTCTTTAAAATCACCCTTACTTAGTTTTACTACATAATCATTTTCATCTTCACTTGAGAACCAAGTTTTTGGTGCAAATTTTCTATCTGGCCTTTGCATAATTAAACTAACAGTGCCATCTTCATTTTCTATAAAGTCAGCTACTTTACCTTGTGCAGTTTCTCCACTTACTGTTTTAAATTGACCTATAGATTTTGTTGCATTTGCAACCATAATTGCTTGGGGTTTATTTTTTTGAAATAAATTTTGAAACCCTAAATCTACTTTTGTACCATCGTCTGCAGTAGTTTGGTAAAAATCGCCTCTAGCAGTTATTATTTGTTCGTCTCCACTCCTAGACTGTAAATAATTAACGAGTTCTGTTTCGTCTCTTAAATTAGTCATACGTTGATCTTCTCTCAACGCTAACCTTTGTTGTTGTTCGCTATAAGTAGGTCCAAGCGCCTCGCTTACCCTACCTAATAATCCTACTCTTTCTGCCATGTTATATACCAAATATGGCGCCTATAACAGCGCCTCCTAAACCAATCATATTAGAACTATGTTGAGCTTTTGCATTTTTGTATGCTGCTGCTCTTTGCGCTGCCATAGCTGAAGCATCACCTAAACCACTTAAAGAAGTTTGATTTATACCTTGTCCAATACCTATCAACTCATTTAAAGTTGCATCGTTTATTTGTCGTTGTTGAATCCTAGCGTTATTTAAAGAATTAGTAAGTCCTAATTGACCACCTAACTGCAAGTTTCTTTGTTGTTGTTGTCTTTGGGCGTTTGATAAACCAGCTCCACCGTACCGTTCTATGTTCCTTTGTTGTACTTGTTGCGCTATTTGATTTTGTCTAATTTGATCTTCTCTTGCTTTATCTATTAAAGAAGTATCTTCTGTAGCTTTTAACAACCTTTCTTCAAAAGCTCTAAAATTATCTACATAGTCCATGTAGTCTTGTCGAGTTATTTGAGCAAAAGTATCTTCCGGATTTGCAACCGAAGGTAACGTGCTTACGTAGTCTGTGCCTCTATGTCCTCTAGTATGTGGCATTAGAAGCCTAAGCCTCCACCACTTGAATAATTATTATCTACTGCCTCTGGTGTCTTATCTGCTGAACCCCCAAAGAAACTGTTTGGTCCAAAAAACCCACCATCATTTTGTCTATCTCTTTGTATAAACCCAGAAGCTAAATTTGAACCTACTTTAAAAGCAGCATCTCTTCTAGCTTGTTTAGCTTTAGCAAATTGTAATTGTTTAGTAGATTCTATTCTTGCAGCTTTAGAAAGACCTTGTTGCGCATCAGCAGCCATACCTCTTGCATTTTTAAGAACATTAATTTGGTCACCCCTTTGTGCTGTTAAACCTTGCGCTCTAGCTGCAACAGCTTGTGCTCCAGCTGCTGAAGCTAAATCTGCTGCTGCGTCTACAGATTGAGCAGCTTTTATACTAGGCCTACCACTCAAAGCTTGCATTGTATCAGCTTGAGCCCTACCAGCTGCTACTCCAGAATAATCTTCTGTTGTAGACCTATCCCTAAGTTCTGTTAATTTAGGTAAATATTTCTCTCTAAAGTAGTTTTTTTCAGCTAAAGATACAGAAGCAAGAGCTTTTTCTTGCTCACTTGCTTTAAAATCTGAACTTTTTGGTTTACTTGCCATTTACTTTCTTCCTATATATTCGTGTATCTAATTCCCAACCTATTTGTTTAGTGTACGATTCCATTTCTGGAACTCGTGATCTCGCTTCGAGATACTTACAACCTGCTTCTTTTGCTAGGTTATTAAACCACTCTTCGTGAGCTAACCAATTATGCCCACCTTTATTATAAGTATACGCTATCCATAGCAGCAATGTCTTGTCTTTTGTAAACTGATCTGTTTCTACAGTCAGTATTAAAAAACCTACAGGAGAGGTGTAAAGAAAAGCTCTTTCATTTACACATTCACTGTAAACATCTTCAGGGATATAAGTAAGATGAGGATTTTCTTTTAAAACTTCGAGTACCCCCATTTTTATAACATTCCAACATTTTCTTATGTCAGTATAAACAGGTTCCTCAATAGTCGATTTCCTTCCCGTACTTTCCATACCGTCTCCTTGGCATTCCAATCCCTTTGTACTTAACAGTTCGTTTTACCCCAAGGTCTCCGCCTCGGGCCCTTAATTCTGCTTGTTTGGTTTCAATATTAAATTGAAATGAGTACTCTTGCGAGGCTCCTACATCTGTCCACTCTCTATTTGGCATACGTAAAAGTCTGTACAAAGCTCCATATATTATGGCTTCTCTATACTGATTTGATACCGTAGTATCTATGTTGTTACTTGTCCTTGTAGGTTTTAAAGCAACACTAGCAATAACTTGTTTTGCACCACTAGGAACAGGAACTATCCAAAATAAACTAGGAGATTTTTGTAAATAAACGTGTGGGTTACCTGTCTTGTCCCTCCAATCTGGGTAATTTAATTCTAAACTACGTGGACTTATAGGATCCATATCTTGCCCATCATAGGTCATATATAAAACTTGATGTACTTCAGTCGCAACAGGTATATCAAAATCGTACTCATAAACTCCTGATACTGTAGTAAAAGGGTCCATGTCTAAAATATAAGCTTTTGATTTTTCACAAAATTCTATAGCAGAATAACGTAAATGTTGTTCTACTAAAGAATCTGGACACATAGGAACATAAGGTAATACTTCTTTTACTAACGAAGAATAAGACGCCATGTTTAACTACCTCCCATAACTGCTGCATTCATGGTACTTGTTGGGTCTGTGTTAGGGTCTAAAAGAGTTTGAGCTTGTGCTCCTTGTCCGACACTAGCGGTAAACAATTGATAATGTGTACCTGCCCTTTGTGCATTTCCAGCATACTCTGCATCTTTTAAGTATGCTTTATATAAAACAAAATCTATGATTGCATTCCCATAAATATCATCTATATCTATATTAGAACTTGCACTACTTAAATCATCAGGATTTTTAGAATACACTATTTCTACGTACGCATTACCAGCCACTCCTGGATACACGTAAAACTTTCTAGGGTCATCTTCATCAAAAACGTAATGTTTAACTTCTGTGCCGTGAGTAGCATGACCGGTTACAGTAGGGTCATGCCAATCAGGTTCTTGTGTGTTTAAAATATCAGAACTAACAATTCGAATTGCTCTTTTGCCAGTAGCACTCCCTGTACCACTCATGTTTCTAGTAACCTTTATTAAACGTAACCCATTAGTAGGTAAAGTCTGTAAAGTACCCGTAACTAATTGAACGTTAGTTGTAACTGCGGAAGCATCAGGTTTAAAATTTACAATTTCTCTTTGTGCATCATTAATATAACGAAGCAGCTCTGCTTCAGTCCATCTGACACTAGAAGTATCTTGTAAAGTATCTTTAATTCTACTTAGTAAATTAGTACCTGTAAGCGCCATAGTTCATCCTATTTATTGCGCAGCTTTTATTTCTTCAATTAAAGTAGCTTTCTTTTTTCGTCTATCAAGCTCAATACCTAAAGTACGACCGTGTTCTTCTAGTTGTATTTTAGTCATACTTTCAAGATTAATTGAAGATTCTTCTACAACTGGTTCTTCTACAACTGGTTCTTCTACAACTGGTTCTTCTACAACTGGTTCTTCAGTGTGTGTTGGAATTTCCCCTTTGTATTCTGTGCAACCTTCTTGTAAACAAAGCAATCCTAATTCATGTGAAACTTCTTTTGGCTCACCAGCTTTTAAAGAAATACTTGCGCCCCAAGTAGAGGCTATATATTTGTCATCTGTGGAAATAATTTTCACTTTTCAACTCCTTATTAAATATGGGTGGCCAAATAGCCACCCATAAAATATATCACAATTAATATGCGACATCTAATCTAATTACACCAAAGTCTTCAACTTGACCTGTGTGGTCAGAGTTATACTTAGGCTTCTTAAGACCAAATATTTTACCAATTGATATACCATTTTGGTTTCCATAGTCAAATGTATCTTCAACTATTTCAGGGATACCAATGTCAGCCATCGCTAATGCTTGAGCTCCGCAGAATAAACATGCAGAACCGTTAACGTCAGCGTTAGCACCCCATTTGTATCCAGCAGCACCAGCATTTGATGATGTACCACTTGTAGCACCTTGAGTGTTAAACACATGTCTAAACTCATGTACCATGATTCCATCAACCATTAAGCTTGATGAACCAGAGAATAAGCTAGACTGAGGTCCTCTGATACCAGCTTGTCTTACGTTAGCAAGGAAGTCTGAATCGAGTTTTAAATCAGCCATAACTTGTGGTGTTACGAAAAGATGATATGTCTCGTCGTTACCCGCACCTCTTAGACCTCTGATGTATTGATCTTTAGCATAAGCTTTTAAATCAACAATAGCGCTATAGCTTAGTTTGTCAGCTGCAGCAACTGCAGTAACATCACCAGCTACAATACCATTTGTAGCATCAAATCTTCTATGTCTATTTGAGGTAGGAGCAGTTACGTCAGATGAGAACGCAAGGTCACCAAGGTTCTGTCCAGAGTTTTGAACAGGTCTTAATGCACCATTGTTCTTAAGTGTGTAAGCAATACCACTTAGAGTTAAGAATGCTAATTGGTCCATTCTGTCAGCCATTGCGTAAGCAAG